AAAAAGAATCCTAATCACGTGCCTTCAGTACTTTCAAACTCTTTTGTACGTAAAAGATATCCACATATACTAAAAGATCCTGATATACTTTATGTTGAACATAATATATTAGATTTTTATGAAGACGGAATTAAAAAATTAGGTAATTTAGATAAGTTAGCACCTTATGGTTTCATACAACCAAATGAATATAACAATTACAATCTATGTGTAAAAACACCTAATTACTTTAAATACAAAGATAAGTTTCCTGAAGAAATGAAAATGTTAAATCATAAAAACACAATGTGGAAATCATTTAATGGTAGAACACCTAATAAAGATGATGTTACAGCAGTACATGAACAAGCTGCAGAAATAGATCGTAAGATGTGTGCTGCCTTTCCTATGGTACCTGTTATTGATTTTGAGAAAAGGCATATAGTACATTGTAGTAAAAAGTTTGCTAACAATCCTATTGTTTCAAAGAACTTTGAGATCACACAGGAGAATGTAGATAAGATGATGAATTTTAGATTATTTAAATATGAAAACTATTGTAAAACATGTATGGAATGGGTTGAACCTAAAGGTCATTTTCCATTATCAAAATATGCGAATATATTATGAGTATAACTGATTCATTAAAAAATAGAAAACATGTTGTTCATTATGATACAAACATAATACCAACTAGAGAAACCATAGAAGAAATACTTAAAACAGCATACCCTTTAGTTACGTCTAAACAAAAAGCATATCCTTATCAGACTTTTGTTCTTGGTCCTAATTCAGAGCGTAGTAAAAAACTATGGAATCTATGTGAAGGAAATAAGATTGATACAGACGTTAAAGCAAAAATGGGTGACCCTAAAAAACATAGTGAAAATCCTGGTCTATATCATATGCGTTCAGCACCTTGGACTTTAATAACAACACCAAGACTTGCGCCACCTAATGAATTTCACAAGTGGAAGTTTGAAGAATCAGACTCACTATGGGAATTAGAAGACCCTAAATTTATTGATAAACGTAATAGAGAGTCTTGTGCAGTAGAAATAGGTATGTTAGCAAAGGCAATAACAGGTGCAACTTTAGATAGAGGTTGGGATACATCATATAACGTTTGTTTCCCGTCTGATTTAGAATCATGGAAAGACTTTCCTTTTATAAAATTTTATCCCACACTAATGCAAACGATAGGTAAAGGTGTTTACTTTAAATGGCAAACAATGAGACCTGAAAATAGAAAATTAGATACAGACGCACCATTTGAAGATATATTTAAATTTATAGATGAGTAAACTTCCTGAACATTTAACTAAAGGCGGTCCTGGAGATAAGTTTCTAGGTGATGGTAAAGTAGATACGTCTAAATGGTTTGAAGACCCAGGAGTTGATGTAGGTACGTTAGAAAAACAAATCAAAAACCAAGATATATTTTTTTGTGCTGCTCCTTTTCAATTACTATACACAAATATTCAAGGTGATTATGCACCATGCTCTTGGGCTGAAACAAGAGAATTTGGAACAAGTATAAAAGATACTTCAATAAAAGATTGGTTTGAAAGTGACCCTAAACTTAATCAACTACGAAATGAAATGTTAACACCAGGTTCAGATTTACAATTAACAAAAAAATCATGTAAATCATGTATCAAACAAGAAAAACAATATGGCAGATCCAGACGACAGGCCTCTCTAAAAATACAAAGTAATAATGATTTCTTATGGCCAGAAATGCGTAAAGCAGTTGAAGCATATAAAGAAACTATGCAAGGTCATATAAAACATAGAATTTTTGAAATACAAATTAAAGCATTTGGCAATCAATGTAATTTAGATTGTTACATGTGTCATCCATTTGACTCTACAACAAGAATTAAAACAATGGATTCTAATGAGTTAAAAGATCAAAACATATTCAATACAGGAGAAAAGTATAATATGGGTGGTTGGAGATCAGATGAATATAAAATTAAAATGGCTGATATGAAAAATAAAAGCATGGAAGATGTTATTGAACAAATAAAAGATGTCGCACCTTATATCTACAATCTTAAACTAATTGGTGGAGAACCATTAGTTATGAAACAATACTATAAACTACTTGACGCAATAGTAGATTCTGGTTACTCTAAACAAATGTATGTAAAATTTCAAACTAACATGTCTGTTTTAGGACACGGCAAATATAAAATTACAGACTACACTAAACACTTTAAAATATTTGAACTTACAGTATCACTTGATGGTATTGGTAAAACTAATAATTATATTAGACGTAGATCAAATTGGGATGAAATAGTTAAGAACATTAAAGAAATAAAAAAATATCCTAATGTTCAAATAAATGTAAATGGTGCTGTATCTTTTTTGAGTGTTATGAGATTTTATGAACTTATAGAATGGTTTGATAATTATAAAGAATTATTTGTTGACAAATCTAGTAAACTAGCTAGTAAATTTGGACAGATTAACTGGTCTAATATAAGAGGACCTGCGAAGTTATGTGCTAATGTTTTACCCGAAGAAATAAAAAAAGAACTTATTCCTAAATATGCTAATTTTCCAGATATACAAAATGTATTAAAAGAAGATAACAATGGGCTAGACTATAAAGACACAATAAGATACTTATTAAATGTTGATAAATACTATAAAGGCACAAAATGGGAAATGAATTTGTTTGATGTCTTTCCTGAACTGAAAAAATATTATGAGTAAAAAAATATATTCTATAGCATTAAATTTACATGACCACAATACCTATGATGGTGTGTATCATAATCAAAGAGAAAGATATACTAGATTTAAACATAATCTACCATATCACGCTGAGGCATATGCTCATCAATCAGATATACTCAATGTAAGTGATTATAGATTAAATGATGAGTTTACTGAAGATTATTTTAAAAAACCAAATGACGCCATATTAGCATTTACATATACATTTGGTGGTATACGAAAATCAAAAGAAGAATTGTGGAATACAGTATTAAAAGGGCATGATAGAATATTTGATTATGATCCTAAAAAACTATGGGATCGCTATTATGAAGGTGGCATATACTTTATAGATCATCATCAATCACACGCTACTTATGCGTTTCTTAATTCAGGTTACAAAGAGTCTGATATACTTGCGATAGATGGTATAGGCTCTAAATTTAGATGTGTATTCTTTGACAAAGAACAAAACTTAATTGATCTATCAGATAAGTTACCTATTGGTTGGTTATGGAATCATATGTCAGGCCTTACAGGTTTTGGTACACTTGGTGCAAGTAAACTTATGGGTAAAGTAGGATATGGTAAGTTTAGTAGATATTATTATACATGTTTTGAAGTTATATTTGATGGTCCTATTACTGAAAAGAAACAAGAACACTTTAAACAAATAGATGTAGATACACACGGCATAGATGATTTGGCATATACACTACAAAAATTTACTTTAGATAAAATAAAAGAACATGTATATCCATTAAAGACTTGTGATAACTTATGTATTGCAGGTGGTGTTGCTTACAATGGTTACATGAATGAAGAATTTACTAAACATTATAAAAATGTATTTGTACCACCTGCTGTTGGTGATGAAGGACAGGCCATTGGTACCTATCAACATGCTGATTATACTCTAAACAATAATATACATAAATCAGAATTGTATGCTGGTAAAGAGTATGAGTATATAGGAGAAGAAAAAGTAAATTATAAAGAAGTAGCACAAGCAATAGCAGATGGCGCTATCGTAGGTTGGTTTCAAGGTAGATCAGAAAGTGGTAATCGTGCATTAGGTAATAGAAGTATATTAGCTGACCCTCGTAATCCAGATATAAAAAATATTATTAATCATACTATAAAAATGAGAGAAGACTTTAGACCATTTGCACCTGTAGTATTAGAAGAACACTACAAAGAATATTTTGAAACAAGAGGTGGTCCTAGTCCTTACATGTCTAGGATATGTAAAGTAAAAACTGATAAAGTGCCAGGCATTACACATGTTGACAATACGGCTAGAATACAGACTATAAATAGGAATGATAATGAAAAGTTTTATGATATAGTGAATGAGTTTTACAAAATTACAGGTATACCAATGTTATTGAATACAAGTTTTAATTGTCAGGAACCTATTGTAGAAACACCTCAACACGCATTAAGAACTTTTAAAAGAACAGCATTGAACATGTTAGTTATGGGAGATTGGGTAATAAAAAAATGAAACATTACGATTTATTAAAAGATAAACGAAGACACGTTATCAGTTATAAGAAAGATGTTCCACCAAAAGAAATAATAGATAATGCTTTAGAAAAAGCATTGAGAACAACATCATCTAAAAACAATATGTTTGCATATAGAATAAATGTATATGGTCCCGAACAACAAGAATGGAAAGAAAAGATATGGACTCTATCTAACAGAAATCATATAGAAGTTGACAAAGATACAAATGCTTTAGGTTTATCTAAAGTAACACATGACG